GATGAGTCAAATAAGTTCTATTTTATGTCTGGTCAAAAAGAAACTAGATTAAGAACACATTTACCCTTATTAATGCATCAAGCAGATCATATGGCTGCTCAAATTGAATTTGAGTTGTGGAATAATCAAGCTAATCCTTCATCTAAACCAGTAAACGCTACTAAGGGTGATAAAACACTTAGAACGGCTAAAAAAGTAAACACACAAAATAATCCAAAATTAGCATCAGCAACATTAGATGTTATAGATTCATTTTTTAAAGATTAATTATGATAATACTTAGTATAATATTAACAATAGTAATAACGGCTTCTGCTTTTATAGTTAAAAATTTAATTGTAAAAAATGAGCGTTTAGAAGATTTTATATCTAAACAAAGTGAAGCTATCACTGCATGTGATAAAAGATTAAAAGAAATTGATGATAAAGGTATGTTTTACGCTGATGATCAAATTGGTTTCTTTTTTAAAGAAGTACAAAAAATACAAGAAGCTTTAAACGAGTTTACTCTTAAATAAAAAATTAGTAAAAACCACATGTCAAACAAACTTAAGTACGCCCCTACTCCTCCCCTAGAACCAGTAATCACTGAAACTTTACAATCAGGTCCTAAAAAACGGGGAAGAAAAAGAACAAAAAAACAATATTTCACACCAGATACTGACGCAGCTATAAAAGAATATTTATCTACTTCAAATCAAGACAAAAGAGATTATATATTTAAAACAAGAATACATTATCCTTTTTATAAGTTAGCAGAAAATTTAATTCACACATTTAAATTCTACTATACAGAAGTAGATGATTTGGAAGATTTAAAACATGAAGTTATTTGTTTTTTACTAGAAAAATTAGATTATTTTAAACCTGAAAGGGGTACAAAAGCATTTAGTTATTTTTCAATTGTAGGTAAAAATTACCTTATTTTATATAATAATAACAATTATAAAAAGAAAAAAGCAAAAGTAGACATTTTAAAAGCAGATGAGGATGATGGGGTTTTACATCAATTAGGTAGAGATGGACGTAAAGAAGAAATAAAAGAATTTATAGATTACCTTACAGAATATATTGACAAACATATGTTTACAATGTTTAAAAAAGATAAAGATAGAAAAGTATGTGATGCTATTAATACTTTATTTAAACGTAGAGAAAATTTAGAAATATTTAATAAAAAAGCTCTTTACATTTACATTAGAGAAATTACTGATGTAGATACTCCTGTTATTACTAAAGTAACTAAAAAATTAAAAAAACTATATAAGGAATTATATAGGGAGTTTGATAAAACAGGATATGTAAGAGTTTAAAAAAGCCATATTTATAATAAAATAATATGGATCCATTAAACCAATTAATATTTGATGATACTTCTTTCTCAGATTTATTGAAAGAAATTCATGGTAACCAAAAGAAAAAAGCCAAACAACTTGCTTCTTTAATTGCTGAATTAAGACCTTTAGTTCAATCTTTAGGTGATGCTACAGTTGTGGTGCCATTAATTAAAGAATATATGGAAATAAGCGTTAAAAATGATGATCAACTAATTAAGATGGCTGCTATTGTACAACGTTTATCAACAGCATCTGTTTCAGGAGGAGATGGTGGGTTATTAACAGAAGACGAAATGGCTCAACTTCAAGAATTAACTGAAGAAATAGCTAAAACTGTTGAATCTGAACCTAAACAAATAGAACAACCAAAAGGATAAAAAGATGGCACAGGCAACAGAAGGAATAGTAGGATCAGGAGGTTTAGGATTATCAAATAGTGGAAAGGGTATGATGGCTCTTAAAAGAGTTATATCTGTTATATTAGATGATTCACATGAACATTTTAGTGGTTTTCAATCTTTAGGTACTATTTTTTATGAAGATCCTTATGATTCTTTTAATTCACTTGAAGGTGAACTAAAAGTAAATATTAATAATTCAGCTAGACCTATAACCCCTAACCAACAATTTTATCCATTAATAGGAGAATTAGTATTTTTAATTAATACTATGTCAAATGAACCTTCGGGAGGAGACAAACAGTTTAATTATAGAAATTATTATTTCCCACCTATAAGAGTACACAACCAATCATCACAAAATTCACAACCTGCTAAATTTACAACTGAAGAGATAACTCAGACAGAAAAAAAAGACAGAGCCCAAAGTGGGACACCTAATAAAGCAAGTGAATCTTCAGGAGCTATTATTAATTTAGGAGATTTTTTTGAAGATAGAGGAGTAAAAAGATTATTACCCTATGAAGGTGATTATATAATAGAAGGTAGATTTGGAAATTCAATAAGATTTGGTGCAACAACACCATACAATGAAGAAACAGAAACACCCTATCCTAATCCTTGGTCATTTAATAGTGTAGGAGGAAAATCAACCCCCAATGAAACTGAAGCTCAAATAGGAGACCCTATTACAATAATAAGAAATGGACAAACAGAAGTAGTGTCAGACAATGCATTAGTTCCTTTATTAGAAGACATTAATGGAGATCATTCTTCCATTTATCTTTGTTCAAATCAAAGATTAGAAAATTTTAAAGTAGCAGGAGCAAGCACAGCAAGTCCCGACACTGTAAAACAAGAAGCTTATATAATTAAAGAAGAAGACACAATAGATAACCCATTAACAACAACAACGTATAAATTAACAGCTGGAATATTTGATACATCTGAAACAGCTGTAACACCAACATCTTTCTCACTCGCACCAACATCAACACCAACACAGAGTGTGACACCTTCACCTCCAACTGCCACTATAACTGTAACATCATCTATACAAGACGCTACTGATGATGGGTTAAGTTTTTTCGATGAAATGGTAGATTCAGGAGCAGTAGAAGCAGATAATTTTATTGTAGAAGAGTTTTTATATGAAAACACATCAGTGTCAGGAACAGAATTATCTCCTGAAACTATTGTAGACAACTTGCCCTCAAGCGAAAATCCAGGAAATCCCAGTAGCACCCCCTCCCAAACAAAATATACTACTTATCCTGCTCGAATACCTAGCCGTAAACATCCTGGTAAATTTGCGGGAGCAACAGGATATATAAATCCACCCCAACCTTATGCCTCCATAGCATACAATATAAAAACACATCAAGATTCCGATACTTTCGATTCGGGAAAATATAAAAAATCAAGCAGGGTAACATATCTTTGCATCCACACATCAGCAGGTGGATATGGTCAAACTCATTTAGACGTTGCTAGCATTTTTATGCAAACTAAAGGGTGGGGGAGATTGGGATATGCCACTACAATAGACAAAGAAGGTATGTGTTGTAGACATCATGGAGATGGGGATTTTACTAATGGTATAAATTCTCATGGTAGAGCGCATAAAAATGGTAAGTTTGTATATCAAGGTATTGATGTACCTAATTTTAATTATGCCACAGGAGTAGGTAAAGGTATAAATAATAATAATGTAGTTAATATATCATGGCTTGGTGGAGCCAATATAGACGTTTTAACTGATGGGGGTGATGCTATGACAAGAGAACAAGCAGCGGCTCTTAAAGCAATAATTAAAGCATACTGTGATGTTTATCCTAATTTAAAAGTAATAGGTCATAATCAATGTCATAAAAAAAGCTGTCCTAGATTTTATGTTCCCACATATATGAAATTATTAGGGGGTAAATATACTAACATGGGATTTGAATTTCCTGGTCAAAATCCAGGTGCTAAAAGTAGAATTTTACTGGCAAATGCAGGAAGTGTTAATGATATAACAGGATTACAATCAGGAGTATAAATTTAATAAAAATATGGCATACGTACCAGCACAACCAAACGTTTATCAAGGTAAACAAATAGTAATAAACTCAGACAGAGTATTATTTAATGCTAAAAATGATTCTTTATTAGTATATTCTAATAAACACATGGCCTTTAGTGCCAATAACCACATCCATTTCAACACAGGAGATG